TACCCGAGCAGAGCAAAGAAGCGCAGCCTCAACCACGTGGACCTGTCGCTGGTGCGCCTGAAGAAGTTCGACAGGCTCCTGCGGCTAAGAGACAGTACGGATCGCTCTTCTACAGTGACCAGCGCGGTGACATCTACAACGCGCAAGGACAACTCGTAGCGAAGCAAGGCTATGGCAGGACGGTCTTCCACCAAATCTACCCGTACGTGGAAGCACTCGCCACGGAGAATGCATCGCAGAAGACACGACTTGAGAACTACGAGCGTGCGAATGAGATTGCAAAGACGAACGGACTCACGCTCGATGACTACGGCGCAGCGATGCAACTCATGGTGTCGTGGAAGAAAGACAAGCTCTCGACACTGAAAACGTTGTTGAACATCGCTCACGAAACTGGTACAGACATCACCTCGATACAGCAAGGTGGCGTCAATCCGGCTGCCCTGCGTGCAACGTTTGAAGAACTGCTCGACTCACGGTTGTCACGGTTCGATCCGTTCGTTGAGAACCTGCAACGTGAACGAGAGGCTGCTGCTGAGAACGAAGCTGTGATGACGCAGTACCATGCGTTCATGGAAGAGTTCCCAGACGCTGGTCCGCATCAAGGTGCGATTGCACGAGTGATGCGTGACCACAGCTACACACCGCGAGAAGCATACTTCGCTCTTCGCAGTGTCGCGGTGCACCACGGACTCGATTGGTCCAGTGATCTGCAACCGCAATTGGCCGCTGTAAATGGACAGCAGCCACCTCCCGGTTCGGGACAAGGCCGTGCGCTTCCACAGATGAGTGGAGGCAGGAATGGAGCAAGTGTCGCAGCCGCGAATGGTCGCGGTGACGCAGGTGGCACTGGCGAGGAGTCGTGGGATCACATCCTACGCAGAACATTCGCTCAACACGGCATTGACGTTTAACCCGAGAGGTACACATGCTTAGCACTTACGCTGCTGGTACGCTCGACACTGTTATCCACTCGATGTTGGACAACAGCCGTCGCAAGCTGATCATGGCTGCAATCAAGTCGAACGCTCTAGTTGCATGGGCGTTTGCGAATGAACGCGTCGAGACTGAGACAGGCGCGAACATCACGAACCCGTTGATCGTCGGACGCAATCCGAACATCACCAGCACACAGTACTACAACCCGATCCCCGTCGCGCAGACGAATGAGTTCGACACTGTGCGGTACGGCTGGTCACGTGTTGTCGGTACTGTGATCATCTCCGAACAGGAAGAGGACGAGAACACTGGCGAGCAAGCCATCTTCAAGATCATGAAAGCGAAGATGCAGGTGCTCGAAGAGTCGATCAAGGAGCGGTTCAGTGGATACCTGTATGCTGTGGGTGCAGGACTTGATCCAAACGGACTTGGCAACCTTATTCCTGATGATCCCACCACTGGCAGTCTCGGAGGCATTTCACGCTCGGCTCAACCACAGTGGCGCACGTCAGCGTATCAGTTCAACGGTACACTGGACGCGAGTAACATTGAAGAAGCGTTCGATGACATCTTCATGGACCTCACGCTGAAAGGTGAGTCGCCCACGGTCATCATCTGCGGACGCAACATCTATCGCCTGTACCGTCAGGCAGCCAAAGACCGTGTGATGTTCGCGCTGAATGAGACCAAGACCGGACAGAAGATGTTCGATCTCGGCTTCAAAGGCGCATCGCACAACGGTACGCCGATGGTGTACGATGAGGACTGCGGCGTGAACCGTGCGTACTTCATCAACGACAAGTACCTGCGCCTGCACATGCTCAAGGGCGTGAACATGCGCACGAAGAAGTTGAACAGCCCGTGGAACATGGACGCGAGTGGCAGCCGTATCCAGTGGCAGGGTCAGTTCTGTCTCTGGAAGGCGTACCGCACGCATGCAGTGCTTCGCAACGGCACGACAGGGTGACGCCATGGGAATGAGAGTTGAATACGAGGTGCGGAAGCTGTCAGCCGAGTACGTGACGACTGAGAGAGCGTACACGTTCGTGGATGACGACACCGTGCCTCCTGATCGCTGGGGCAGGAAACGCCAGCGCATGGTAGTGGAGGACAAGCAGTCGACTGGTGGCTGGCTGTTCATCATTCGTGGAAAGCCGGGGCACAGCATCAGGCTCACATCGCTTGATCAGCTCAAGGACTTCAAGCTCAAGGAATCGCCGCGCATGATCGACACGGAGAGCGGTGAGGAAGTGGGAAGCGATGGCATTCCACTGACTGTGAAGGAACAACTCAACGCGGCGAAGCGATTCGGCAACTTGAGTGGTCCGGGCGGCACTGACATTGACGTGTCATCGCCTGATCTCACTGGTGACGAGCCAATCGAAGTTGATGAGGGACGTGAACTCGATCCTCGCAGCGAAGGCGCAGAAGCCGTTGATTCAACGATTGCCAAACTGGAGTAACACATGGTCACTGCACGCAACTACGCTGACTACTTCCCGTACGGTATCAGTGTTGCCGTCCGCAATCTTGAGTACGCGGTCGATGTCAACATTGGGCATCCGTACGTCGCGAACCTCGGTGCGCCACTTGCACTGAGCACGAATGGCATCGTGTCCACGAGTGCACTTGTCACTGGTGCGATCAACACGTTCACCGCTGTGAACTTCAACAACGGAGGACTCGTACCGCATGATTCACTGACCAAGCGCAACGGCTGGGGGCGCGGTGTAACCCTCGTCGCGTCCGCAGCCAGCACGCGCACGATCACGCTTGACGGCTACGACTACCTTGGTCAGGCGATGCGGTGGACAGGCGCACTTGCAGGTACGACTCCTGTGCCTGTTGCGAAGGCGTTCCAGTGGATCACTCGCATTGACTTCGGTGCATCGGCAGACGTGGTCACTGTGGACATTGGATGGAACAACATGTTCGGCTTGCCGTACACGTTCCAGCAGCTCATCGCAGAAGCGAAGGACTACGTCGTCGCTGCGAACGCGGGCACTTTCGTTGCTGGTCTTGCGGAAGGCACAGCAGCGACCGCGACGAATGCTGACGTGAGAGGCACTTACACGCCAGTCACCGTAATCCCGAACGGTGTCGTGGTGTTTGAGGTCACGTACATGGTTCGTCGCGGCAATCTCCACGGCGCTGCGCAGTTCGCTGGGTAGCTGCTTTCCCACGTGGAGTGGCGTGGGCAGGGTGTGTGTCCCCTGTCCACGCTTTCCGCATGTTCATGCAAGGAGAATGACATGGCGTACTATCGCATTGAAGTGCTTGAGGAAGTCCCGCACATCGACGAGCCCGACCCGCCGCCTGAGATGATGAAGTCAGATGACAAGGCGATGCAGGCACGGTTCAAGCGTGACCACGACGAAGCAGTGGCACGTCGCAAGACTGAGATCAACCGCCTGAATGTCGAGCGAAACAACAAGGTGACCATCAGGCAGATGCAGGTGAAGCAGCGTCACGAAGGCTTCCAGATCGCCATTGTGCGCAACGACACGAACCGCGCCGTGTGTCTGTGTGATGGTATGACGGAAGCGAATCACATCGCGCAGCTACTGGGAGATCGCCCTCTAGTCTAGGTGCACACTCACATGCCACAGCGCACAGTCCGAGATGCCATCACACAAGTAGCGCGGAACATGTCACTGACGAACGGCGTGAACATGACGCCGTACTCTGACGACACTGTAGCCAGCTATCTAGCCGCCGCTCATGAGCACATCATGGGCGAGAGTGAGTGGAGTGAGATGATCGTGTGGCGTCCACGCGTGCTCAGTGGCGTGGACGGACTTGTCACGGAGTTGATCACGGATACTGATGACTGGAAGAAGGTGCGACGCATCTACCACGAGTTGTACCAGACGCCCATGCCTGTGCTGACGAGCTACGTGAACCCACTGTTCGACTCGTCACTCGCACAGGGCTATCGAGGACTTGCACCGGAGGAGGACAACCAGACACTGGGAGGCAAGTACCTCGTCAAGTTCTACCCGTACAACCTCACAGGGAACGTGCTCTTCCAGATCGAGCGCAGCATCAATATGCTCGACGACACGACCGTGCTTCCCATCGACTGGTGGTTGCACGTGTACTTCGCAAGCTGGATGTACGCATGTGACGACGGCACAAACCCTGTGCAGATCGACAAGTACCTCAAGCTCGCAGACAAGAGGCTGAAGCAGATCAACGCAGCGGAGAACAGCAGGCCCACGAGTTCGATGCCGGGCAGTATCACGCCGACGATGTGGTGGGAAGACGATGCCCCGTACAGCTAGGAACAGCGCAGTCAACATCATGCAGGATGCCACGAGCCGGGACTTCTCCGGTGGTCTCAACGTGGCTGACAGCGAACTGAACCTGACTAGCAAGTACGCGCGTGTGCTCGACAACTTGATCGTGGGACTGGACGGATCACTGGAGGTGCGGCAAGGCACGAAGCTGTTCACTGACATCAGCAACGTGAGCAACTACGACATCGAGAACATCTGGTTCTTCTATCGCTACGTGATCAGCATCAACACGCGTGGTGAGTTGTTCGCTACTGATGGCAACGGTGCGACGACTGCGATCTGGACACCTGCGATTGCTGCTGCGAAGCGTCCCGGTCTCACGATCTGGCCAAAGTCAGGCTTCGTCACGTTCTCTGAGTTCAATGGCGAGTTGATCATCGCGAATGGACAGAACAAGCCACTGCGTGTGACGGTTGCACTGGACGTGGACTACTTGGCTGATCTCGCGACAGGCAGCAACATCAACGTGCCAGTCGGCAATGTGATGGCTCCGTACGCGAATCACTTGTTCATCGTCAGTGACAAGTACATGCTGAATGTGAGCGAGCGCAATGCGGCAGGCACGTGGCTCAACGATGCTGGCTCTATCTACGTGAACCAGTTCGACATGCGTCCGTACTGTCCAGTAGGTGACACGGAAGTCATGGGCCTGTTCCCGTTCAAAGGCATGTTGCTCGTGAGCTTCCGTGAAGTCATCGTTCCAATCACGATCACAGAAGATGCCACAGCGACACCGAAGCTGAACATCAAAGTCGTGGGCGACAGTGTCATCAACAACTACGGCGCAATCTCGTCACGTGTGGGACAGGACATTGGCGACGTGAACTTGACGTGTGACATCACAGGCGTGTCTTCGCTGAATCTCAACAACTTCTCGAAGATACTTGCGCCTGATCGTCCAAGTCGCTTCGTCGATCCGCTGTTGCAGAAGGACATCAACATCCTCGACATTGAGTCACTGCGACAGGGCTCGTTCAGCGTGTTCGACAGGCGACTGAGTGCGTACATGCTGTTCTTGCCGAACGATGCACACGAGTACCAGACGGCGAACAACGCGTACCTGTACCGCTACGTGGACAGGCTGAACGTGGAAGCGTGGTCGAGGCTCAAAGGCTGGAACTGGCATGCGGCTGCACGATCAGCAGAAGGCAGCATCTTCTTCTCACGCTTCAAGAGCACGAAGGTGTTTGTGCTAGGCGACAGCAAGACACGGCCACTGTACCGCGACTTCATTGGAGAGCAAGAGACGTTCAGTGATGAGACGAACTTCACAGATGGCACAGGACTCGGTCCAGTCGTGGACGTTGACAAGAGTGGTCTGTCGATTGAGTTCGATTGGGAGATACCGTGGAGTGATTTGAAGCACCGTGGCATGACGAAGACACTGCGCTATGTGATCTTCGATGCAGAAGGCAATCAAGAGTTCCGCATGCGTGTGTTCGTTGACGACATCTACACGTTGCCACTGACAGGTGAGGCGTTCAGCGACGGTACACTGTTCACAGACGGCGGTGGTTGGATACCGTACAATGAGCTTCCGTACGCACCTGCGCTGCAACTTGACTTCATTGCCAAGGACGCACCGGGCTGGGGCATTCAGTACTACGGCAATTCACCGTACGGCGGCGGCAACAACACAGGAGTGCGAAAGCTGACACTTGCACCCACGAAGTTCAACACGATGAAGCTGCGCATGTCTGGACGTGCGACGGGACCATTGAAGTTCGTCGCTATCACGTTGCTGTTCCAGACAGGCACAATCAGGAGGCTCCCGTAATGGCCAGTGAAATCGATCCCACAGTGTTCCCTGACAATCAGCTAGTGGACAAGGCTGATCTACGCGCGCAGTTCCAGATCGCGAAGCAGGAGATCACTGAGTTGCAGAGCAGCACGTCGGTCATCCGTCGCATGATGGTGGACGACACGTTGTGGAACTCTTTATAGAGGTGTGACATGGCAGACAACTTTGGTGTTCTTGGCTCTTCAACTGCTGTGGCTGTTGGCCCAGTCACAGTGTACACATGTCCAGCGAACAAGGCGGCGAAGTTTAAGCTGTTCTTCTCAGCATCTTCGACTGCAACTCCGAACAACTTCTCTGTTGCAGTGAATGGCATCACCGTTGCTGGAGTTGTAATGCCTGCGAGTAACACTGCATTCACTAACGGTGGTGCTGGACTTAGTCGCGCTCCGGCTGCTGGTGGACCAACAGGTGTATCCGCTGCTGAAACTGCACAACCCGGCCCGCCGATCTACTACCTGAGTGCTGGGCAGACTGTCACATACATAGTTGGTGCAGCGGCGTTGGCAGCGATGAACTTCCAAGTCGTCGGCATTGAAGTTGATCTGACTCTGTAGGTGCGAGATGCCTGATAGCAACATCACTGTCACTGAGAACTTGAACCTGACGCTGCTGCCTGCGAACTACCGCGTGTGGGCGCAGTTGATGAACGACAACTTGACGGTGATCGATGCTGCTATCAACGGCTTCGTGCAGTTTCACAACCTGCGTGGTGCATGGTCGAACTCCACTGTGTACGCTGTCGGTGATACCGTCGTTGATGTGAACAATGCGACGTTGTGGTCAGCACAGGTAGCACACACGAGTGCACAGATACCGACCACGTTCCAGCAAGAGCGGCTCGCACACGGCACGTACTGGTCAGCGACGAATGCACCAGCAATCAATCGCGGTGCGTGGACAGGACCAGGCACGAACTACAACGTCAACGACTTTGTACTAGCAGATGGCAGCAAGTACGCAGTGTGCCTCGTGCAGCATGTGTCGAGTGAGTCGTTCGATGAAGATGCAGTACTTGGCCTGTGGTCTGTACTGTTCAACATCGGTGCCC